AGCACGCTTGGTCATCTCCATGTTGCGGATGATCTCCTCGAACTTGCTGGCCGTGGCATCCTGCGTCGCAATGGGCGCGGCACCCTCCACGCCGTGCAGTCCCAACTTGTCGCCGTACTTCTTTGGCTTGAGTTTCATGGCCGTCCACTTGCGGGCTTCAATGCGTTGCTTCTGCCAAGCAAGGTAAGTCTGGTCAAGGCTGGTGCGGCCCTTGTCGTCGGTGTACTCAGGCGGCATCTCGTCAGCGATGGACAGTATCTCGTCGGCGTTGGTGTCGGCCTGCTCTTCACGCGCACGCGCATATTGCTCCGCGAAGTCAGGGTGGCGCAACAACCAGTCGTACACCGTACTCTGCGCAGGAAGCACTCCCGTAGTGTCAGCCCTCAGTATCTGACGCAGGCTCATCCCCTCACTCAGCCCTATGCAGATCATGTCTGCTATACGCTGGTCGAATACTCTGCGTGGTGTTGGCTTGGGTTTATTTGCGGGCGTAGGAGCCTTTGAAGCCTTCGAGGCTACCTTGGCCTTCCCAATGGCTTTCGCGGCCTCCTGTGCCGCTTTAAGGTTCTTTGCGGGCCTCTTTGGCCCCTTCGGTGTTTCTGGCATGACCCATATTCCCCATAATGTCGAATTGATCGCAGTGTAATCGATTCGCTTTGGGTTCGCCAGTCCTTGCTTTGGGCATAGGAATACCAATCAAGGCCATTGCCTTGTCTCACCTACATCAACGACCTCTAAGGCCAGATGATGTTGTCGGCCTCGGCCTTTGGGGCCAAGAACCGACTCGGTTTTATTTCGCTTGCGCTTCGCTACATAGGTTCTTGACATACGCGCTGGACTTCTGCTTCATGCAGTCTTCTTCATCCAGCGTGAAGTCTGGCACCCACATCCAGAACATCAAAAACGCAATAAAGATTATACCAATAATTAACTTTTGCAACACGGTCTCCTCTGGTAGTTGTTGGCTTGGAAGGTCTTTCATCATGTCGTCAATCTCCTGCTTGTTCATGCGGCCTCCATCGCGCTGGCCTGCTGTTCTTCTGTTGGTTCACTGATGGCCCACCACTCAAGGTTGCCATACTTCTCGTTGCGCTTGCCAATGTCGTACAGCCAGACATTGAAGTTGGGGGACTTGAACTTAACCACCTGCCCCTCAAACTGGGGACGGCCCGGTGCATTGATACCGCCAGTCATGCTGTCACCTCTTTAGCCAATACTGCCTGCAAGCCAGCCAACAACTGCTGGGCCTCTTCGCGGGTCAACGCGGTGGACATCGCGCCGTGCTGGGCGCTGATGCGGAACCACGCACCGCCTTCATCCCACTCGCTGACATACACGCGCACACCGTCTTCGGTGTAGATGGTTGTTTCAATTTCGTTGTTCATAATCGATTCGCTTTCAGTTGGTTATTGATTTGGTTGTGGGGGCCGAAGCCCCCGGTTGGTTTAGCCGATTAACAGCGCCACATCTTTGACATCGTCCATGTTTGCCAGACGACCGTAGTTGCTGATGCTGTACTCAATCTGCGCTGTTGTGGGCACACCCAGCAAAGAGTAGTCCACGCCTTGAATGCACTGGTTGGTGCCCTCGAACCAAGTGAGCGTCACCATGAAACCGTCAACGCTTTCTACGGTACGCACTTGCGCTTCTGGGCTGTCGCTAGTCACCACCAGTTGACCGGGGCGGATGTCTTTGAGTTTGATAGATTTTTTCATTTCGCTGTTTCCTTCTCTGTTATCTGACTATGCAGGTTTGCTGTGTCAGTGGTTGTAGTGTAACACGATATTTCACCTTGACAACACTTTTTTAAATTATTTTGTAGGGACAAACCCTTAGTCATTCATGTACTCGACAATCTCGCGCTCGATGCGGCTGTAGTCATCCTTGGACAACTTGTTTGCCAGCCACGGGGCAGGACGGCCACGACGGTCGCACACCTCCCAGTCAGTGTCGGTGTAGCCGTGGTAGTCCCAGTCACTGGCGGCGTTGTAGGAGTAGGAGCCAGCCACGCTCTCGAACTCGATCAAGCCAATGATGCAGGGGATGCCTGCGACGCGGGTTTCAATTTCTGCGATGTAAGCCATGTTGTTCCCCTTATTCTTTGGTGGTCTCAACTACTTCAATCACGCCGTAGGTGGTGCCTGATGTGGCCTTGAAGTAAACATAGGTCTCGACGAAGGTGCGTGGGCCTTCGGCCCATGAGCGCAGTTTGGAACCGTCGGGGGCCACACCGATCTGCTTGGAGTCGGTGATTGGGTGGTATTCAAATGTCTTCATCTCTATTCCTTCGCTGTTGATTATTTGTTGCGTTTTGCGGCCAAGTGAACTACGGCATCAGCACGAGTCTCGAAGCGGCCACCGATGGGGGTGTGGTACTTGCCGCGAACGATGTACCAGCCACCGAGCAATGGGATGTGCATGATTTTCAATGCGCCTGTGCCTGCCTTACGGGGGGCTTTGTTTCTGTGCAAGATTTCTGGGCTTCCGATCATTTCGCTTTCCTTCGCTGTTAGACGACTGCTTGATTGCTGTCGTTGGTGAAAGTATAACATTAACTTGTGAGGTCTGCGCAAGCCCCTCACAAATTATTTTGTAGGGACTTTCCCTTATTCTTTTGCAGGCTGTCCTGCTTCGAGAATTTTGTTGGCCGCACTGAAGATGCGCTGGGCTGTCTTGTCGGTGATCTCCGCGCCCTGCAACCAGTTTTGAATGTAGCCACGGGACTCGTGCAGGCCGGGGAGGTCGAGCAACGCGCACAGGATGTATGCGACGCCTTCTGCCTCTACTTCGCGCACATCGCGTGGTGTGCTTTCGCTGTCAGACAGTTGGCCTTCTTTGGTGTGGCCCAGCACCACATGAGCGATCTCATGGAAACGGGTTTTGTGGGGCAAGACGGCCACAGGGTTAACCGCGATGTTGCTTGCCACTGCATAGCCTTGGCAATTGCCATCGGTGTGATTGAACGACACCTCTGTGACGCCGAGAGTCTCAAGAGCCTTGGCCTTGTCCCATGATGGCACCACCACCTCGTTGACAAAGTCTTCACCTTCTGTCTGGCCCAGCACAAACCAGTTGTTTTTAAGGGTGAACAGGCTGAACACTTCGCCAGTCTTCTCGCCTGCCTCGTCCTTTTTGCTGATGGTGACGGGCATTACCAGCGCGATGGCCTTCTGGCCCTTGGACACCGAGCGGCCAAGGTCTTTCCACTTTTTGAATGTGGCGATAGGGCCAACGGGGATGTCGCGGGCGACGCACTGGCTGTAGGCCAGCAACTGGTTGCCGATGCTGTAGCCGTGGAATGTGCTGTAGCACTTGCTGATGATGCCGGGTTGGTTGATGGCATCGTTCAAGAGTTGGGAGAAGTTTGCTTTTTCCATGATTCGCTTTCTTTCGCTGTTACCTGCTTATTGCAGTGATGATAGTGTAACACCGTATTTCACGATGCAAGCACTTTCATAAATTATTTTGTAGGTACTTTCCCTAAGTCGTATTTTCCCTGCATTTTGAGGCGGTCGATCAGGTCTCGAAGCAGGATGTTCTCATCGCCATCATGCTCCAGAGCAAAACGCTCGATCTCCGCGACGATGTAGTCGCACCCGTGGTCAAAGCCTTTGATGTATTCGCTCATAGTGGTCTCGCTCATAGTTCGTTCAATGCCAGAAAACCTTCTGGGGTTACAGACCACACCACCGCGTCTTTGCGCTGGTGCGTTTTCCTGCGGGTGCCGCTGTCCACCACAAACCCGCGATCCATCAAAGTCACGCGGCATGGCCGATACGAGTTGCCTTCCATGCCCATCGTTTGCTGTGCCTCTTCATCGGTTAGGCCAAGAGGGTACGAACACAGATGCGCCAGCACCTTGCGCGTGATGGTGCCAAACTTGGGCGCGATGGCCTCTGCGGCGGCCCTAGAAGTGTCGCTATGCCACTGGTGAGGGGGTAGGGTGCCATTGCCCTTGCGACGGCCTAAATCGGCCTCCAGCAAGGCAATGCAAGTCTTGATGCTGTCGGCCACAAAAATGTCCTCGGATTGAATGGACTTGAGTTCGGCCAGCACGCGGCCCATTGTGCGTTTGCTCATGCGGCCACCTCGACCTGTGGCAGACGCAATTCCCAGCATCGCCCGTAACCCGGCACCTTGCGTGAGGCCGCATTGCGAATCTGGTCAACGGCATTCTTAGCGCCAGAACTTTCCCAGCCGTCGTACTCGCAAGCCTGATAGTCAAAGCAGTCGCACCCAGACACAATGTCGATGGCCTCAAGGTGCGCCACTGATACGGTCTTAGGCAGAAAATCCTCTGGCCTGTCACCGTAACGGGCGTCCATGCTGGCGTTGTTGGCGTCGCGCAAAACTGCGCCCACGCGCCAATAGTCTTCGGATTGCGTCAAGTCAAAGCGGGTGTGATCCACGCGCACGATGGGGTTGTGCTTGCGTGCCCATGACAAAAGAATGTTGATGTGGTCATCAGAGACATGAAATGCTGACATGATTAAGCCCTCTCTGGTGCGTTGATGTAACCCTGCTCGATGAGCGAGGCGGCGGTGCGGCCAAAGAAGCCTTGCAGTTGCCATGCGAGGCCAGTATCGACAAGGTGTTGCCACGCCTCCAATACCTGCTCTTCGCTCTCGGCCTCGATGAAGCCCTCTGCTAAACCTGTTGCTGTGTAGTTGTCCATATCCGATTCGCTTTCGTTTTGGTTAAGCCCCCGAAGGGGCGTTGGGCTTACTTGCTGGTGACCTTGACAGAGAACACGGCAGACACCTTGGTAAACGCGGCGTATGCCTCTGCGCCGTGTACCTTGATGAACGCGTCCTTGTCGAACACAGAGCGGTTGGATTCGATGTAAGTGGCCTTGAAGAGCGCACCCTCTACAACCTTGGCACCGCCTGCGCTGGCAGACTCTTTGATGGAGTCTTTGATTGCGTCGGCTTGTTTGGTGAGGTCGGCAATTTGTGCTAACAAAGCACCGAGTGTGTCTACGCTGTTGATGTTGAGATCGTTGTTCATGTCGCTTTTCCTTCGCTGGTTCTGCCTTGCACTATTGCTTGGTCAGTGAGGTAAGTGTAACACCATATTTCACCTGTGCAAGACTTTTTTAATTTATTTTCTAGGTACTTTCCCCAGTGTTGCGTCCAAGCAACAACATGGTGTCTTTAAGCAGATCAGCCTCGTCATAACCGTAATGCTTCTCGAAACCCCGCGTGCCAAGGCCGTGGAGGCCCGTAGAGCCGCGATGATGCTCTGGGCATAGCGGAATGACGGCCATGTGGCTAGAACGGCCCCAGCCCCCCGCCAATCGCCTTGGATGGTGTAATTCTGCTGGCGTACCCTCGTACCCCATTCGCCTGCATACGGCGCAACCCAACTCGGCCACCGCGCTCATGTGCTTTTTCTCTTTGAGTGTTGTCATTGGCGCGGCGTCCTGTTCTGCATCAACTCAATGAACTTGGCTTCCTCTTCTGGGTCGATGGGCACGGCGTTGTCCATCAGTGTGCCGTCCTCGACCATCTGGTGGATGTCAGCCAGCATTGCGGCCAACTCCTCCTCTGTGCCGTCGAAGTTGTCAAAGCAACCCTCGGCAAAAACAATTTTTAGTTTCTCAGTCATTGCTTGTCCTTAGTAAGTTCTCGGTCGGGCACATAGTCGTGAACAATAAAACCATTCTCAATGCTACCTACCCACATCTCAGGTATCCATGTGAAGCCACCCGCGCTTAAACGCCTCATGTGGGCGCGTCGTTTGTGGCGGGCAGGGCTTGCGTGGGTACCACCCTTATACGGTTGCTTGACCTGCGGGTCTGGTTTTAACTCAATCGTGTTCCACGAGTAAACCAGTGGCTGGTGCTTGGCCCTGCGCTTGCGGTTGATGAACTCCATCCCCTTTGCCATATGCGCGGTAACCACCTGCTCAGTGGTATGCGCTCTCAAGTTAATCAAACAAGCGTAGTTAACCGCGCTGATGCAAGCATCCTCGTAAAGTTTCATAGCATCGCGCTCGGCCATGCCGCTTTTTTTTGAAGCCTCCATCAGTTTTTGGTGGACGACCACATTGGTGCCCTCTGATGCATCATCCTCACTGCCAGCCACCCTCACCCGCTTCTCGGTGACGATCACCAGCGGGCTGTTGAATCCATCG